AAGGCTTTACCAGAATCTTCAGCTAAACGGATAGCACAAAATAGGTGATGTTGGGTAACTTCATCTGAGCCGTCTATAAAAGCGTAAGCTCCTGCCACTTTAAGTGCTTTGAAGTATCTATGACTTAGCTCCGCTTTTTGGATTTCTTTATGCTCTGGTAATTCGTAAGCACGTAGTTCGCAATAATCTTTGTATTTAAGTAACTCGATAGTAACATCACGAGACACTTCAATATCTTTACCAAAGTTATCTATATCAGCTAGTTCGAACAATCTATCAGCCATATCAAATAATGTCTGCTCATCGTTTTGATCAACTAGCTGTGATAACAATTCCTCTGGTGACTTCATGCCTGGCTTACGTGCATTACGTGTTAAGCCAAAGAAGCATCTACGTCCGTACCCTATTTCTAGGAAAGACATAAACTCTTCTTCTACTTTACCACCATTAAGTAGTTTAGTTGGTGTACCATAAAGTAATACGTTTGTAGGAGTACGTCCATCAACATCTTGGCTACGTGAGTTATCGGCAGTATTTTTAATTAATTTTTGTTTAGTCTTACCTACGTCAAATAACTCTAAGAACACAGTTAAAGCATCAGTATTACTCAGCAAATTACTGGCTACTTCGTCCATTTCAAAATTCAACGAACCAGCTTTAGCCATTAATAGTTTCTGACGTAACTGTTTGATCGCCGCAGGTGTAGCACTATCGAAAGAGAAGAGTAATTCACCATGCGAACGGAATTCTTTTGCTACTAGTTCTTCCTCTACGTTAATGTCGGTATTGTTAATAGCGGCTCGTTGCATAGCCATACTTAACAAATTTTGCTCCGCTATCATAGGGAAAGTTTCTTTCAAGAATCGGTCTTTAAATCGGTGAAGTACTTCCTCTTCCATTATGTTAGTAGAGTGGCCTTTACCAGTTCCAGATGGCGCTAGATTAAGCGCATACATATTGATAGGTATAAAGCCTCTATCCATAGTTTTGATGTTTGTACGCATCATTGAGGCGGCTTTACAAAAGTAATAAGCTACCTGCAATCTAAAGAACAGGTCAGCATCACTCTGTACTTTTTTACGTAATACTTTTACCAGTTCTTCAGATAATTCAAAATGAGGGTAATCTTTATAGTTAATGTCTGACATGACTACACTCGCTCATTCGTTCTTACGTTACGTGCAATAATATCAGCCATAGTAGTCTGACCTTTCACAATCTTGCGGTAAAATGTCTCGCTTTTATTTAATTTAAGGGCGTTATTCATTTCAATAACAAAGACCTTAAAAGGTAATTTATCCTTGTTAGAGCTGAAACGATCCCATTCATCCAGTATAAGAGCGTACTGTTCTACCGTGATTACCGAAGTGTCATAAGGTTTTCTTGGTTTGTCTTCAGATTTTCTGGGGTTTCTTTTAGCAGATACTTTTTCATTAGTTTCAGTGTCTGTCCCAAAGAATACAACAATAGATTCGCCTACTTCAGCGATAAATTCCAATACATCGGAAATAAGGTTTTGTATATTTAGCATAAATGCCTCCTAGATGGTTAATAGACCTTGTGATATTAGATTTTGGGCTTGCTTGCATATAGTTACTGCAGGGCAATAAACACATGCTCTGGCTTGTCCAGGGACTTCCACCACCACACCCTTACCTTTACCTGTAGTCGCTTTATACGATTGAGCAACCGCCAAAGAGTCAAACACTCTGGTAGCTCTATTTCGTTTGGTTGGATCTTTGTAGTACTTAAAGGATGAATCTGTTTGCCATAATTCTTCCTTTGTACACGCTGGAATATCTTCTTCCGCAGCGTTTTTGTACCTATTCAGTTCAGTTATTTTATTTTTTATAAAACGCTCAGTTGCCTCTTCGTCCATTAAATCGTAATGAACAGGCAGTACCTTAGAGACTGGGTATGTAGGGTCTTTACCTACTTTAGATTTCATCCAGTCATTAAATACATAGTTGATTAATACTGTATCAGAGGTAACTAATTTAGGGTTAAGCCAACGATAAATAGAACCTTGTAAGGTATACTTATCGGCATTAAGGTCTTTAGTGTAGGTAAATGTGCTAGTGGTTTTAACGTCCTCTAATTGTCCATTAAAGATGAAATCAAATTTACCATGTATAACCCATCCGTTGATTTCTCTACTTGATCTAATTTCTTGATAAACTGGGATACATGCTGGATTTGCTTGTAAGTACTCCTCAGAAGGATTTACAACAATTCTATCAACTACCTTTTGTGGTATATTCAATTTACGTAAAGCACGCTCTAAACGCTCTCTGTTTTGCCATGTGTGCTCTATTGCGGTATGAATTGCTGTACCTGCGCGAGAACTAACTAAATCAGACACATCCCGACCGATATTGTCGAAATCAACTCGTTGATTCAGGATAATCTGTTTTGTTGGTTTAAGCAGAGATGTGGCACTAATATGCGGTTTACCTGTACCGTCATTATAGTAGTCATATTCGTCGTCACAGAGCCATACTGCCATTGAATAAGGCAGATTATACATATTGGTGAAAATCATAATTAAATCCTCTAAATGAAAGTGCCAGCATCTCACTGGCAAGGAACATTATTTGATTGCCGTTCTAGCAATTACCACTAGGAGTTATTGTTGTTCATACTCTTCAATTGCTTTAAGAAGCTCTTCTTCGGTTATATTGTTCTTAATAGTAAGAGCCTTACTCCAGTTTGGAACATATAAATCCGTCTGAGCACCAATCTTAACAATAGGGTGTTCTAACTCAGGTGATTCATGGTTTTCCATACATTCGATAAGGTTCTTATTATACCATAATACCGTATCTACATCATTGCTGACTAGATAATATTGTGCATCATGTATTTGACATGAAGGTAGTACTTTACCTGCATAACCTTCATCAATAATACGATTAAGTAATTCATTAGCTGCTCTGGTATTAAGTAAGCCATAAGATTGGCCTAATGCATTACCTGCAGTTCTACCTTCTTTAGCAGCTATTTGTGGAATTATTCCATTCACTATCAATGATTTTTTAAGTTTTGGTGTACGTACTTTTAGCCCATACGCACCAACAACATAACCGTCCTTAGACGCCTGTATTAGCTTATTGTTAACCCATTGGATAGATGCCTTGTAAAGGTCTTTAAAACGGCATTCTATGGCTTCAGCTTCTTCTAACGGGATACCCAAGTTATTGTGCAATGTAAACGCTGTACCTTGATAAGTTAGAGCAAAAGTAGGTGCTTTTGATTTCTGCCTTATTTCAGGGTACTTTGCCTCGATAGAATTAATGGATTCCACTGTGTCTTCTATATCAGGCAACTCTTCTTTGAAGTATGAGTATGCCCGTAAACAGTGGCCATCATAGCCATCAGAGTCCCCTACTTGTTTAATGCTAAAAACATCAGAGCTACTAAGATGGATTGTTGATTTTTTCAAGGTTCCGAATTGCGACACTTTTTCTTCTCCGCTTCATTTCATTCTCCCATTCAGTACGTAAGTTCTCTCTATCTGCTGTTCTTCTCAGCATTCCAGAAAGAGACTCTTCTCTTCTACCTACTTCCTCAGCTAACTGTCTTATTTGAGAACCTTGCAAAACTCTATGCAAGAGTTCCAGTTTTACATCGTAAGGCATAAAACCTTTTCTTAATCCTGTTTCTAAGGCGTGCTGAATATTACCCGTACTACTGATCCATTCAAGATTACCTACAGAGTTATTCGCTTTATTCCCATCTTTGTGGTTTACCTGAGTATGATTATAAGGGTTAGGTAGAAAATGTTTTGCTACTACTTGGTGAATAAGTTTTTGTTCACGTTTACCATTTAAAGTGAATGTGTATTTATAGTACCCATTTGAGTTTTTAATCGGTTTTATGGGGCTGTTGTTTGTATGCGAAATAATAGCCCCATCCTCTCTTATAGAGTATTTATCTTCATAATGTGCCATTGGTATAAGCAGCATAGAACTCTTCTCCTGTATATGATTTACCATCATAAATGATAGTAGCATCATCTCGTATATGATGGATAGTGTCATTTACAGTTAATTGGTAAATTGTGTGCCCAATGTACACTTTTAACTTATTTGGGTCTCTTGTCGTTAGTGCAGATACATAATCCTCTAATGAGTTGTAATCAGCTCCAGAGAATATGTACTCATCTGTAGATATAAACGCACTCTTAATTAACTTTGCATAGGTACTTCCACTAGGTATATTCTGTAAGTTAGGGTTAGAGCTAGATAATCTACCACTCACAGTACCACCTAGATTAAAGTTACCGAAAAGTCGAGTAACTGTCTTATCTACAAAAGGTTCTTCTTTGTCGTTAAAGCCAATAGACACAAAAGTAACGCTATTGGTTATAAATGCCTTAATGAAGTTCTGAAGAATTATGCTTACTTTTGCTAACTCAATTAAATCATTAAGTAATAACAATACATCAGCATCTTGTGTATGGTTCTTCAATTTCTTTAAGGTTTTTTGGGAAGTCGATGGAGCACCTTTCTTTGTGATATCTATTACAGGCAATTCCAGTACATCATACAGTAGTAACTGTAACTGTTTATCGCTGTTTGGGTTAAACTCCTCTTTAGGGAATTCCTCATAAGGGATTTTTTTGGTTTTCCATTTTGAGTGAGCTATATCAAAAGCTCGTTTAGTTAAGTACTCTTGAAAACCCAATATAATTGGATTACAAGCAATACTCTGCGTATGGTTAAACTTAATATCGTGTAAGTGCTCAGCAATCTCTGTAACGCGCTCTATATCAATGGGCATACCAACAAGTTCAGTAACCATCAAAGTAAATATAGAAGGCTGGAAGATGCGCTCGTATACGTCTAGTTGATCTTCTTCCACTACTTTTTGGCTATATTCCTCATACACGTACTGGGTAGCTAGAGTATCTGTAGCATTGTATATCAAGGCTTTGCCTAAATTCTTGTCCATATACGTAATCATATCTTTAATGTCTTCCTCAGCCAATTGGTAGTTACCAAAGGCTTTTTGGGCTAAAGATTTTAAGGAGTATGATGTTTCTTCAGGCGAATTTAGGCTTAGGTAAGCCAATAAAGCAGTATCGTGTGATCTACGGCAAATATCCCTCATAATGGGATATACCCTAGGGTCTTCTATCTTAGAATAATCCGTATTTAAGACAGCAGGCCACATGATATGCTTTAAATCAAAAGTAGCGTTGTGGAATATTAATTTAGCGTCACCACTGTTGTACATACAAGCAAACAATGTATTAGCTATATTTATATTACTGAAACCGCGGAATACGTTAGACGTGTGTTTTACTGCCTTTCCTTTACTGTCTTTACTGTCTATCAGTTTGCTGTAGTAATTTATTGTACTAGAGTCATTGTATGTACTTACCGTATTTACTACTTTATGCTTACAATCACGAAACTCTTCAGGCAGTGTTGGTATGCCTGTGAAAGGGTAAGAGTCGTGTATTGTAGATTTTGCGTCATAGCCTGTAGCTATGGTTGGTATTGTTGCCTGTGGGCGACAATTTTGGGAAGTATTCGAAATATTGGTAAACGGGTGGTGTATGTTTTGTCTCTTAGGTGAGTAGTTTCTCTCACTGGCCTTAATACGACTTTTGTAAAACACGAATGTCTTACCATCATCTACAGTAATACTGCCTGATAACACATCATTGTTTACATGCTGTAATGATGCAGTTTCAACGTCTATGAATAGTTTTTTAGATTGTGTTATGTATCTATATAGAATCAATAGATCAAACACACTTATATGGTTACTATTCTTAGAATGCAGTATAATTGGACTATCTCCAGGTTCTTTAAATAATTGCATCTGTACAAATAAAGCTATAGGTAGTTGCCCATTGTCTGGGTAGTTAATGTCGAGCAAATACGGGTCTGCTATATTAGCCTCAATCAATCGCTGTATGGCTCTATCAAGCATAGGCAACATAGTAGGCAAGTGGGTAAAACATCTGTAACAGTTATTACTATAGTCATAGTCGCCGCCCATAACTTTATTAATCATTTCTTGGAATGAATCCATTATATAGATAGATTCTAATTGCGCTCTTGCTATCAAACTGGAATCCAGTTTGACAGGCGATTCAATGTTTTTTAGAGAATGGTTATTTAGTGCTTTTAGTGCTCTTTCGCCTATCTCAAATGTACTTAATTTTGGGTCGTACTCTTTGACATAGCATTGATACATTAAATTAACTGCAGCCTTAAAGACACTCTCTACATACATAGTAGTAGCTGTTACACATGTGCTTGTTATCGTACTGCCTGAGTCCGTTATGTAAGCATTAAAAAGCGATTGTGTAGGAGGATTAGTAAAATTAATTGAGTCTAAGATAGACTCGCCTACCAAACCTAAATCAACAAATCGTTTAGCTCTTCTGTAAGTCAACCGCTGTTTCGGTATATCGTCATAAGCATCATATAAGTCGATAAGGTATATTTCTTTATCTTGGGTCAATTTAACTAAAGGCGTTTGCTCGTACACTCCATTGATGTAAGCACTCTTAATCGCAGGTATTACTATGTTTTCGTTTCTTTCTTTATTTTGTGTACTAGCAAAATAAGTAGCTGGAGAATAAGCGTAAAACACTTCAGGTAGACTCATTTCAGTAGGTACTTTAAAACCTTTAAGCGGCAATGCATTACCTAGAGTTTTACCTACTTGAGTCACACCTACGAGTCTTTTAAATAGTTCACCGTGGGTAGTCAATATAAATGCAAAATCATGTGACTGTAATGTGTCCCTTAAATCAGAGTACTCAAGTGCTTCCTGTATATCGGCTTTACTAGGGTTTTTGCCTTTTGAAGGAGTAATGGTGTAATAAATTACATCGTCTTTATCAATACCTGCTGGCGTTAAGACATGTTTCTGTAATTCTTTGCGATTAGTAGGCGTATGTGTATAGCCTGATAATACTAGCACTTTTTTAGGCATGGTTATCTATACTCCAAGTAGTGTTTTACGTAATAGGAACTTATTGATCGTTTCGTTATGTTTTACAGCCAAACGTTCATAGTTTTCCGAAGATTTCTTATGTACGGGTATCAAAGGCTCGTAGTCCTTGGCTTCTTTGAGCTGTTCTAGCTTTTGATCACTTTGGTAGGCAGCATTTTTAACTACACCATTCCATAGCTCTTTTATAGATGCGTTATTTTCCAGGTAATGTACTAGCCCTTCAGGTAAGTTACGTACATACTCTCCAACATAACGAGAAGAAAAGAAACGAAGAGCCATCTCTAATTCAACAAGGTCTTTATCAGCTTGTTCGATGAATTCTTTAACGTATCTTGCATCTTCTTTTAATTTTGGGTGTAACTTAAACGGTAGTCTAGAAAAGCGTCTAGAATCGCCATTAGACATTCTAATTAAAGAGTATATATCAATGTCAGGTCTAGTTAATTTCAATGATTCTAGGGGCAAATGGGCATTTGTACGCATTACTGCAAGAGGGCTCTCGTAGTATGAGTTACCTAACGCTATCAAGTTACTGCTATCTATTACACCTAATTCAGCATCTGTTACTCCAATTGGTATTATTTTGAAGTTATCCCCATTATCTTCAATATGGCAGATAATATTTTGCATAGATAAATCCAATATCATGCCATTGATTTGTCTATAAGACCCAAGCATAAGTTCGGCTATGATAATATTGTTTATGAATTTAGGCGAAATAACCCGTATTTTCTTAAATCTATTAATATTTACATTAGCCATTACATCTGGGTAATTTCCTGTTATATACATTTTAAAATCCTCCGTTACTGTAGAGTTTTAGTTCATGCGTAGCCCTAGAAAAAGCTACGTACATCAACCTATCTACATCATCCTTGGATCTTACCGATGAAAGACTTGATAAGTTAATGTAAACAGTGTGAGACGTAAGCCCTTGTGCTTTATGGATTGTGGTGATATTAGACGTAACTATGTTCAGCGTATCTTCTATGAGGTCTGCACAATCTTTGTCATTTAGCTTAAATTCCCCCATAAGTAACTTACGTAAATGAGTAGTTAATGTACTAAAGGCAGCCAATACATCTCTATTGGTGTAAGTCAAATAGAGAGGAATCGTAGTATTGCTTAGTTCCATTTGCAATCTACCTGTTATTTCCCTAATTTCACCAAATATAAGTTGGTCGTTCTTGTCCGTAGTTTGTGTATATTTAAGTAATACGTCTTTGTAGACTTTTAGGATATTCTTTGTGTAATCATCTAAAAACCTGTTTCTTCTACTAAACAAATGAATAGTAGGATCATCTAGGTTTAATTTAGGTACATACGGAGTACCTATCACATCACGTAATTCTTCTACTATTTTAGCTATAGCCAGGTTTTCTCGTTGTCTGACATTTTCTGTCAAGGTAACGACATTGCCTTTAGCCTTACAGTAGTTGTACAGGCTTGGTTCGTCTTGAATTGGGTTTAATTGCTTAGCATCTAATATCCCGACCATTTTGTAATTATGTACTCTACGATACACAGAATTACCAGATTCTTTACAATGTACTATTGGGTTAGATAGACGCACTTTATTTACTGTCATCCGCATGTATTGAAACACCCCATCACCAACTCTGTAGGCTTCGTCTACATGTTGGATATGGGTAGTTGGGCATACATGTATACCTTCAGGCAAAGGGATATAGTCTATTTTTTCACGTAGATCTAGATAGCCTTCAATAAGTTGATTAAGGCATGTAGTAAATGAAAGCAGGTCATGTACTACATTATTTTTAGACTTGTTGTGGTTAGTGGATGTAATGTGTCTAGTTAACTTCTGTAATTCTTCAGCCTTTCTTTTGCCCTCTTCAGAGCCAAGATAATCCAATAAGCAGTCTATATCAGCGTTTCTGTTCAATATCAGGGTATCCTGCACTGCGGTGAAATCCTCGTCGCTCATTTCTGGGTTAATTAACTGGATATGTGTTATTAATTTTATATAGCCATGTGAGAGACTATTGACGATAGCTGCTACTACCTTAGATATATTGCCTGAGTATTCCGCTGATTGTTTAGGGTAATCGTATAAATTATGTACAGCAGAGCATAATCGAGGACATTCCTGGTTTAAATCAGGGGCTTTTTTAATGAACGCAGGCAAATATACCCGCCCTTTTCTTGTGCTAGAAATACCGCTCAATACCATGGTAGGCTTCTTATGCCGTTTTTTGGCATTTGGCGTATTCTTATTTGCGTCTATTAAAGTAATTTCCTCATAGTTAAAAGCTGTATCTATGTTAGCTGTTATTGTACTGTTTAACGTAGTGTGGCTGAGATCCCATGCACTAATATATGAATTTTTCAGTCTTTTTGCTGAATTGTCATAAACTGTATAAAACGTATTAGAATCTATAAGTGCTTTTGTAATAAAAAGTGCTTTTTCAATAAATTCGTTCAAGTCAGATGTAGTTAAATCAGTACGGAATGGTAAAGCAGAACTACCTGGATTTGCATCTAAGCTCAATGCATTTGCGGTAAAATGAGTCAAAGAATTGACGTAAATTACGGTAGTGTAGTTTGACGCACTGTATGTTACTTTTTGTTGGTGTTCTTCTGGCAGGCTACTTACGTGTACGTTTACTTTAGATGACCCACCTGTAACAATAGAAGTACCTGTACCATATCTTAAACCATCTGTATCGTTATTTACGTTAAGTAACATAGCAGTGGATTTTTCTTCATGTGCTTTTGTTATAGCAATGAATCGTCTATCCTTAGCCACATCATTAAGCACATTAGTAAGAAATTCACTCGCCACTTCTTGTGTAGTGCCTGCAAGTATATGGGCTTTAGTGGGTAATACGTCTGTAACTAATTTAAGCAAGTCTGTTTTGATCATGTCTTGTTTGATCAACTCGCTGATTAGCTTATTCTTGCCTGTACCTGCAGCACCATCTAAAACGTAGTAATACCCAGTAACATCTTCACTGAATTCTTGCAATTTCTGTAATGCGTGTTCTTGTGATGTGGTTAATATAGTCATAGTAAACCTAATATGTTTTATGCTCTTCACACGAAGAAAATTCAATTCCTAATGGATCTGGTGGCTCTACTCCAGCAGAACGCCTTACACTGGCTGTAAATTCATTTGGCTTAATAGCACCAGTTTGATGACACTCTTTGCATTTGAAGTAGACACCACCTTGAGAAACTATCTCGCTAAATAAAGCCTGCTCATCTGCTAACTTCTCGTAACATTCGTCACACAGTCCTGTAGGTATTTGAGTACTTGGCCCTACTTTAGTGAAAGGCTTATTAAAGAAAGTACCGTGTTGCTCACACTCTTTCTGGTATTTATGTGGAGTGCTGGCATAGTGGGTAATTCCCTTGGTGTCAGTATTTTCGTACAGTGTGCCTAATAGAATACCTGTACTTTTCTTACAGTGGCTGCATACCTCTAAGTAGGTATCCATAGAGCCATCTTTATTTAGCTCAATTTTTGTCATGGGCTGCCCCTAAATCAAAATGAATTATTTTACCAAAAGGTGAGGTAAATGCAGGATTATCGAATACGATCCAGATAACATCTGTATTATCTACTTTAGGGTACTCGCCATCCCAGAAGTAACCATCTGTAAAGATAATAGCCACTTCAGGCTTATGTTTTTTAATGTGGTCAATTACATTACCTATAACTGTACCACCGCCACCGACATACTCTACGTCCAGTGATTCTTCTTTATGGAATTCTTTATCGTAGACGATTTCACTACCCCACTGAACTACACGAACACTCTCTGGATTGAGTATTTCTTTAATCCCTTCTACTTCAGAGATAAATACTTTTAAATCTTCATCTGAAATAGAGCCAGAAGTATCAATGTATGCACCTATTCCGCCCATGTGCTCGGAATACATACTAGGAAGATAGTAATCAGGTAAATATCGTCTATTAGGTCTGGCGTAGGAATAATCGTCTCTATCATAGTCAGACATATAGTTTTGAAGAATAACGTACCAAGGTAATTTTGGATTTGTTCGTTCTTCTATCATTCGCCGAACTTCTTCAGGAATGTCATTGGCGGCGTCTTTACCGCTCATTTTAGAGGCTACTGCAGCCTTTTGAGTGATGTCTTCCTGTTCCTGTTGTTGCTCTGCACCTACTTGTTTTTGTTGGTCTTGTAATGTCCCATCAGAGGCAACACTACCTAAACCTGTGGCAGGGCCTTCATCACCATCTCCATCGTCGTCATTATCTTCATCTGGCAATAGTTCATATATTTCATTCGCTGATAGTCCTTTAAATTCGTCAGGGCATTCAGGAATATGATCAAAGCCAACAGTCATTTTGCCTTCTTTTAGAAGGTGTGAGACAGCAAATGTAGTGGCTTTACACCACTTATTAATGTCTCTATCGCTTCTACGAGCAGCATGTTGTAGAGCTACGTGCATAGCTTCTTTGGCTAATACAGATACACGCTCTTGTGGTTTTAAATTAACAAACCACTCAGGGTTAATGAACAGATCTGTGTCTTGTACTGCTATCGCCTCTATGGAAGATACCCAATGGAATTTTAGGTTAAATAAAACAGTAGAAAGAAACACTGAAGAAGTGGACATAAAACCTAATTTAGTCTTATATAGTGCTTGATCAGCTTTCTGCAGTGTTTCCATAGATGCCTTAATTTGCTCTATTTGTTCTTCAGTGATTTCTTTAGTCATTGTTATGCCTATGCCATTGCTTGTGCGTTCTTGTTCAACCAGCCCATAATACGGCTGTGTTGGCCTAATACTGGTTTAGAAGTACAGATGCCTTTTAATGTGATTACTTGGAATTCGATTGGTAAACGTTCGATATAATCCATTACTTTAGGTAAGTTATTACCATCTGCGTTAGTGTATAAAACACCAGTTAATGCGTAATTTACGCTTGGGTCTTTAGATACAGGAGCATTGATTGGATCTTGTAAGATGGCATCAAATGAAGGCAATTGAGAGTATACTTTAGAGAAAGTAAATAACTCATGCCCTACTGCTTCACCTAACGTACCAATCAATAAAGGTAGTTTATTACGTTCAATGTTTTCGCCCCATACTTCAAATAACCGTGAAGCAAACTCAAGAGTACGTGGACATGAATAAGTGTTGTCACTGTGCTCTGGGTTAAAAGTATATAAGCTCTTAGGCGAGAATTCGATATACGATACAATACGGTGGTCAATATTGTTCTTCAATGCCCACTCTACCCAATCATCTTTAGAAATGCTTAATTCCAAATGCAACATACGTGAACGCAAGGCTGTAGACATTTTATGTACTACAGCATTGTCTGTAGCTAAGTTGCCTGCAGCACAAATTACTACATTATCATGTAATTTATGTTGCCCTACCTGACGGTCTAAGATCAGTTTGTAAGCTGCTGCTTGTACTGCTTTAGGGGCTGAAGTCAATTCGTCTAATAGAATCATCCAGCCATCTTTGTTTTCAGGCAGATCATCGCCTTGAATAGGAAATGTATCCATAGGCATGTAACTAGCTTTACCATTTTCCATTTTAGTAGGAAAACCGTTTAAGTCCGTTGGATCACATTGAGCCAATCGAACGTCAATGAGCTCCAAGTTAAAATAATCCGCTACCTGGGCAAATATTGATGATTTACCGATACCAGGACTACCACTTAACATAGCAGTTAATCCTGCTTGTACTGCATCTTTAATTAAGTCAAAAGCCTGTGTAGGCGATACTTGATAAGCCATAATAATTTCTCCTAGTGTTATGGGGTATTAGTGTATTTTGGTATTTACTGAAGGTGCAGTTGGTTTGAATTTACTACTCAATTCACGTAATTCGTCAATAGAAGGTGAAAGAGAAGGCAGTTGTTCTGCTTCTTCGATAGTCATTTCTTTCATTTCTACATTTAAGATAGGGCGAATAACTTTTACTTTGTCACCAGTGCTATTAAGCTGCATAGCTATGTAATTAGTATTATCATCTGTATTGATGTTACCGAATCCTATCATTTGAGACAAAACACCTATAGCTTTCATCAGTTGCTGTATTAAATACCTGTCGGCAACCATTTTGAATGCGTCCTTATGGGATTCCGAGAGTTCTGAGTTATCTATTACTGACATAGATTGCTCTAGGCTAGATAGCACATTGTCTGAAATACTACCTACTGCAGAACCTACTGCATCTGTGATGCTTGACAATAGTCGTTGCATTTCTTTATCAAGAACTGGGTCATCGTGCAGATCTCTAATTAATTTGATGATTTCTTCTGTACTTTTACTCATGGTAATCTCACTTATCTTCTTCTTTTAAAGTCACTTGGATAGATACTGTACCTACGATTAGTTTGCTTTCGTCGCTCTCAGCGATAACCTTGTTCACATCTTCGGTGAGATTTACTTCACCGAATCGAACCGCTTGGCTCGCTACTGAAACAAGAGAGATAAGATGGCTCATCATCATGTTATCTATGATATGCTTTAAGGCCTCTCTGGCACTATCGCTATCTAGTTCAGGGTTTTCCTTAGCTAGCAAATCAATAACAGTACTTGCATGGTCTGCTACTTTCATAATACTTAATGTAGCATCTTTGAATGTGTGTACAGAAGTGTTATGAAATTCATCTAAAACACTGATAACAGCAGCGTTTTCCACAATGGTGTTGGCTATTTCATCTATCTGTTGTTGGGTTAATGTAGTCATAGTAATTTCCTTTTTAAGGGTTAATAAAAATTTAAGGGTTAATAAAAAGACCCACCACAAACACACCTAGATGTGCCTGTAGTAGGCCTGGTTTTGTACCTAACTTTAGAGGGTTTAGTTATTTTTTAAGTGCGTTAATGATATTTTCAGGAGTAATGCCAAAGAAATAGAGAATAGCTAACAGTATGGCTAATGAGGCTAGTCTACCCCAGTTAGAGGATATGCCTTTTATAAAGTTATCATAAAATTCATTTCTGGCTTTAAGACGTTCGAGGTGAGGTTTTGTTTCTTGGATGAAAGTATCTAGCTTTTCTTCAGTACGGGCTACTTGTTTTGTGAGATACTCATTATGAATACCATGTTCGCGCATTTCTACTATTAGCTCAGATAATTTACCATTAAGTTCTTTCTGGCTTTTGGCAGATTCAGCGACACTATCAGACATAGTCTCTAAAGCTTTTTTAATAATCTCTACATCAGCTTCTAATCGTATTGTATGTACGTTTAGGTCTCTTCTATCTGCCATATCTGTTATTCTGTTGTTTGAGTAGGTGCACTAATAGACAAATTATATAACCTACTCCTGAGGTAAGTCCAGTATAAAAAATCACCTGGAATATAAATACATCATCTTTATGGATTAGAACCACGATAAGGCCGATCAAAGTAATAATAGTACTACTGATCTCTAATATTACCTTTATCATCCTCTTAGTGGCTCTACACAACATTTACTACACTCGATATATCACTAATTTGGTTATTTGGTTTTCTTTTATGTACTCAATTAGTTCGCTATATGCTTTACGTGAAGATAGGCCTGCTAGTTCATACTGACCATTATGGTTGATGTCTAGTATTCCATAGCTCTTACAAGGGGCGATACACCCTTGCAACTGACTTGGACAATTAGCAGGATGTATCAGAATATGGCTTCTTGTTGTGTTCTCGCCAGTGATAGATACATTTAAACCTTCATTCACCAGATGATAGGAATTCCCATATCTAGGTGACTGATATAATTGTAAATCATAAGTACCCGCTGGTACACAACTTATTGACGGTTTGTTATCTTTCCAGGGTAATTCCATTGACTTACAAATAACATTCCCAAAACGGTCAGTGAACTTACCCACAGTAGCAATATCAATGCTCATGGTAGTTAATGTTAGGATAGACATACTATTCCTCTTTCAAAGATTCTTTTAGCTTTTCTAAAGAAGCTGTTGTTTCTTTTAATTCTAATATCTTTTGATCTAATTCTTGTACAGTTTTGTCTTTGTGTTCTTTTTTATACAAAGACATTATATCTTCTTCGCTGATTGTATGGATAGGAACATAGATAGAACCAATGTAGACACGTTCAAGATCTGTTATTTCTTCAGGGGAATGCTCTATCTCATCTTTCTCAATAGACCCTGTAGAATGATATACGTTAAATGTGAGTAACGGTCTTTCGCCTTTATGTAACATATCTTTTACTACCACTGGGAAAGTACCATCTGTAGTCATAAGACCTTTTCTAGTTACATGACCGTATACATGAATTAGTAATTTATCAGAGCTTTCAGGCTCTGTAAGTAAACGTATTGTCATAACAATAACTCCAAAATAAGGAAACCCACCCACAACAGACTAACAGCATTATTAGGTTACAGATTAACGTTGTAGGCGGGTTAAAAGAATTGAGGCTATCTAGCCCCTTTATTGGCAGTAACAGTAGCTTGGTTATTGTATTGACCAGTCACGGCGTAAGACTTATCGGCAGGTACTGGGTCACATTCAAAGAAAACCATTTGGCCGATTTTCATGCCAGGAGTTAATAAGATATGATGGAACTTGGTTGCGTTATAAAATTCCATCGTTAATTTGGAATTGTTCCAGCCTGGATCACACCATCCAGCTAACATGTGTTGTAAACCCGAACGAGCTAATGAGCTTTTTAATTTATATTCACATGCGATGTTATCAGGTAAATTGAATACTTCATTTGTTGTTGCCAAAGCAAAGCTTCCCGGTGTCAATACTAAAGAGCCTTGTACTTTCTTAAATTGAAGTGTTTGATTTTTGTCTCTTGGGTCTATTAAGGCAACGTTAGTAGTTTCTGGCGGTACCTCTAGCAACATCTCATCACCTAATGTAATGTCGATACTAGCACCATTAATATTCTTTGGATCACAGATGATTACACCTTGTTCATGTAACTCACATAGACGGTTATACGATAATAACATTACTATTCCTCTGGTTTGTTATATTCACTAATAAAAAAGACTTCCACAGGCTCTTTAGAAGCCCGTGAAAGCCATTTACTACCATCCCAGTAGACTATCATAGGATTGCCTCTAATATCGCTAAGATAGTCTATGAAAGGCGGTATCTTGTCGGTATCTGCTTTAGACCAGTAAATCATCTGAAGCATATCCCCTTAACTGAGTTACTACAGAAAGCATATCTTTATGGTTTGCTATTAATTTATTAAATGCTGAATCCAATAACGATAAAGCGCGATCTCTGTCTCCTATGTCTGCGAGCATTTGATTAATATTTGCTTGGATTATATGTACGGGTAAAGGTCTTCCTGAATAGTCATATACACAAAGTAAATAGTTGTTATTGAATTTACCTTGTCCGTAAAAGAACACTTCACCGTAGTTGTTTGTTATGATATTAGCGGCACCATTACCATGCCTTGAGGCTTGCTTTGAGGCGCGGATAATGATTAATTTATTATTGTCATTCACTCGTAAAACTCCACCACTTAATGAGGTTACTATGTTAGATATTATTAAAGCACCATTCAAATTATTAGGGAGTGTATTTTTCCCTAAATTGTTCGACAGCCCTGAACAAGTCATGGACGTAGCTAAAGGTGTCGGTAATTGGATTGATGAACAGCAGTTCACTCCTGAAGAAAAATCCAAAGCTCAATTTATGGCGTTCGAACAACACCTTAAATTTTTAGAAGCTACACAAGGGATGAATAAAGCCAGAAGATATTTGGCAGTACTGTACAGCACTACGTTTTGCTTTACATTTGTGTTGTGTGTATTGCTTACGCTCTATGGTTTCTTCACAGGTGATTTTACAGACGTAGATAAGGTAATTCAACGTATTGCCGACTTAGCTGCTGCTTACAGTATTGGGTATGTTGCTATTGCTATTGTAGGGTTCTATTTCTACAAACGTATGGATAATTTACCTGGTAAGAAAAAAGAGTAGATAACTACTCTTTTGTTTGTTCAGGCAGTTGATTCTTTTCTTTAAGATTCTCTGCCTGCAGTATATTAAAGGCTTTCTTGGCATAGCCTGCAATGTCTAGGAAGTTATCTTCATATTTATAATTTCCATTAATCTGTCTACCAAGTTTATGGAAGATCATCTCAATAACTTCTTTCTGATAATCAGGTAACTTATCCCAATTAGGATGTTGGCGTGCAGTCTGTTTCAATGCCTGCATTAAAGTAGCACCATCTTCTAATTTACCGTAGTTAGACTCTCTAGTATCTATTAATTCATCTGTTTCTGTAGTCATACAAAGTTCTATTCCTGTAGTTATTTAACTAGTTGTTGGGTTTTCTCTATATGCTCTTTACTTAGCCTATCTTCACGCATTGATGCATATTTTACTGGTATAGGGTCTGATATAGGCATGGGAGATACTCATAAGAATGATGTCTGCAAGGGGAAGGTGTTTAGAGGACTAGAAGAAACACCTTGATCGCAAGATTGAGGAGAGAGACAAACCCCCTCACAGACAAAACTATAATAACTAATTTTTAAAAATAGTAAATACTATCTGTCTTGTTCTAGTATGTGTCTGTATTGTACAAACCCACAAACATTACCTGAATAGTATCTACCATGTCTGTCTATGTGCGTCCATCCAGGATGTTCTGGATCACTTACAGCAAATAACTGATGCTCGAATGGAGACGCATGGAATCTATCTTCTGGGTCATCTTTAGAAGCCATCAATTTAGTCTTAATTTGCTTGGCTTTATTGAGATCAATATTGTCTGAATAAGTATTGTAACTTACTGCAGCACAACGTGCAGAAGACAGGGCTAACAAACTATCTAGACTGACGTATTTACGTAATTCTTTCTTGGTTACATAAGGCAGGTGTACATCGCCTTCTTTTAATTTTCTTGGGTTATTGTAAGAAAGTACATTACGTATCTTCTTAGCTAATAACTGTATTTCAGGCTGAGCTGCTTTATGATCACGTAACCAAAGGAATGATTCCCAGTCAGTAGAGGTAACCACCACACGCATGTGCATGAATGGTTCAATAATACGGTTGGTTACTTGCTTATGTATACCTGCTTTTTCCATGAGGTAATGCATACCACAGGCTAATTTAGCTGCAGTTTTCCATAAGAATACGCCTAGCTTTTTACGCTTAGCTGATATTTCTTCATATGCTTGCATACCTGCTTGGTTAGCCCCCCAATGAATAGGCATAGCAATATCTTTCAATACTGCTTGTCTCATCTTCTTGGCAGGGATAGCTCTACTGCTTGCTGAGTTACGGGAAAATACCCGATGTGTCATTACTTCCGCATGGATAAAACGAGGATAAGTTAATTCAATTGTTGCAGCAGTTTCGCCATTGAATTCGCTGTAAGCCAGGAGTTTTACTTTTACCGTCATATTTTTTAATACCTTTAAGTTTCTTGTTTTGTGGGTGTAATTTTAATACATGCTTTGGATTAGAATTCTCTTCGAGAATCTTCTCTATCTTATCCATGGTATTAAGAATATTCTGGTGAACATCCTCAGGAATACCATGGGTACTGAGTAGTCTATCTAACTCATAGTACTCGTCCACAAGTTTTGAGTGTTCTTGCTCAGTTAATATAATCATGGTTATTTCTCTTGAAGTGCTAGAGCTTTCTCAGGATGTAATAAGCGATTCATCGCTTCTTTAAGGGCTTTAGTGCTTCTTGTAGCTAAAATACGTAAGCACAACCCAACAACAATCTCATCGTCTGTTTTATCTAGCAGATTGTTAGCTGTTATTTTAATACGTTTAAATCTTTTACTAACTGGCTCATCTAAGTTCACTAGATAGCACAGTAATAATGTATCAATACATTCTTCTGAGGTCTTTAATTTGAATTGCTCAGGTACTGGTCTCTTTGGAAGGATTATAGGTTTCATAGAAGTCTATCTTTTACTGGTTAGTGTATAGGGTGTATATAGTCATTTTAAGCGATTTTAGTGATTTTACTATTTAGTTTAAAGGTTAGCCCCACAACCACCTTAAAGAGCGTTTTAGGGCGATTTAGAGCCTATTTAGAAACCTAAACATAACCTAAATAGGTTATGATAACAGTTTCTTCAAGGCTCGTTTATTAGCATGGTTATTAAGAACCAATAGCTCATTGTATGTTAATGTGAATGCAATTGCTCCATTAGTATAAATAAGAACACCTTCATCGGTTAGTTCTATCTTATCTATCTCCATATCTTCTAAGTCAGTAGCTGTTTCTATCTCTTCGTCGTAATACATATAAAAGCCTTATAAAAAAAAAGCCCTAAGACGCGAGGTCTTAGGGAAAGTGGTGAGAGAGGTAGCGGTGGATTAAGGTTTCCACCACACACAACCATCAGGGGTTTCTTCATTCGAGTAACCCAATGATGTTAAGAAAGCGGCTACTTCACGTTCACCCACATTAAATGGGCGATTACGATGATAGCTGTTATCAGTGACAAATCTGACACCAGCATCAGCGGCTTTCTTTATTAAATCATAATCAGGCGCTACCCGATTATGTCGGTTACCATTAACACTGATACCTACCAAATCATCTTTGGTATAAGTATCGGCATTAACAGGCACATTAATACCCAGTGTCCTTACAGGGTCTTGGGCATACCAATAAGAGCTGCTTCCCTGCGCACCTCTGCTGATTAGCTTAGTGCATGGCTTAAATTTTACTTGGTCTTTATATTGATAACTCATATCTAATCCTCTAACAAATTGAGTAATTACTGTTATAGATACTATTCAATACGTCCGTATTAATAGGGTTTTCTATTAACTTCTCTGGCGCAGTATCAGTGAGCTGACATACTAAATCAGAAAATAAATCTGATTGGTAAATTTCAGCTAATATCATTGAATAGTATGCTCTAGTGTAATCGCCATAATTAGGATGCATCCAGAATGAATCATGTATAGGCAATAAGTCATATACTGGCTTATGTGGTCTATTCTTCCCATGCTTAGATAGCATGTGATTAGTTGCATTGAATATGGTTAAGTAACGATAAAAATTCCTTAACTCTTCTAATGCCAACTGTGACCAGTCTTGGTACATCCATGCTAATGACGGCATACGGTTAATTACTTTGGTTTCATTGTTTTCATGTAATACACGAAAATCAATTTCACTCTTAACCGCTGATATTAAGCCTGTAAGAGAACCTTGGCTTATATTAGCCATACGTACTAGCTCTCTTACGATATATCCGTCTACTGCATGCACTAGGTTAGCAGCGATAGATACATCACGTTGAACAGGTTTGTTCATCACCACTTGATGCTGAATAGGGTTATTCAAGTAATCTACACATAGCTCCAGTGTTTCTTTGCTTTTGTACGGTAGATAAACATGGTGATTATCAGGCATCACAAATGATACTGAGTCTACATCAGGGTTATGCAAACTCAATAAGTAGTTTCTAGCAGCCCATGCACCAGGCGCTTCTTCTGCTAGAGACTGGTAGAATGCTCCCAAATCATCTGGATTAGGGAACAGATTACGAGGTGTTGCCTGGCTACCATAGAAGCTAGTCATTATAGCCTGTTTCACCTCACTACGAGTAGCAGTCCCTTTATGGTTTAACTTACTGTTAAACACTCTGTATACATGAGTATAAGGGTCTACTCGGTTAGGTGTATCAAGCACATTGGCTATACGCATAGTACGCTCGCATCTTGTAAGCACACCTAGTAACTGCATACCACTAGCAGTGGCATCTAGACCAATTAATACATTGGTTTCTAGCTTGCCTTTGTCACGGTATTCCGTTATTTCTCGATAATACTTGTAAGCTAAGTACTTTTCTTTTTGATCATTGATTACATCAATAATCTCTTGATCAGACTTAGCTAAAATAGCCTCTGCCTGTAATATACGTTCTTCATAGTTTAATTTATCAAGCCCATCAATAGCATTCGCAAATGCAATTAATAAATACTGATAACCATTAAATGATTCCATAATCTAGTCCTCTAATTAAAAAGCCAGCATTGCTACTGGCTGTTAGTTATTTAATTACTTGGATGGATAGCTATAGCTATTAACATCCCAGTTAAGCCTACAATGGCTACTGGCACACTGTAGGTCATCATTGCCCATAGAGCAGTATTAAATGAGGTAAATCCCACAATACCGCTCAATATACTAAGAGCTCTTTTACGTCTATTCAGCATTTTTCTTAGCTCCCATAATTGCCTTATTGAGCACCATTACTCCCATTGACACTACCGCAATATAAGGATTTAAATCCTCTTTATGCTTGCGATAGAATGCATTACTAAGCATTTCGTCTAGATTATATTTAATACGCTCTAAGGCATATTCCATTGCCATTAGCTCATCTCTAGATAACTGAGAATAATCTATTTTGCCATCCACTTTGATGGCTTTAAGCCTCTTTTCAAATTCCCTGAGAATTGATGTACTATCATCCAGATGTAGTACAAATTCCTCTTGGGCTTCATGTAATTTCTTGTTACCTAAGTAATTGATAAATAATATAATCACTAAAGCCACAATCAATGATAGATAAACAGTAGTTGCAGTAGTCATAGTTAGTCCTCTAAAGTAATAGGTTTATTTAAGTTAATCAGAGCTTTGTTATACGCATCACTCTGAATGTTAATATGATAGCCCTGACTGTATACTCTACCTCGTTTGTCATACTTCCAAGGCAGATAACAAGTGTTATCATATTTATGCACAATATCTAATGCCATGTACGCAGACGTAGCATCAAATATGGCTAGCATTTCATCATCATCGGGATTATCCCGTGGTACAGATAAAATATCCTCATCCAACGACAGTTGGACTTTGCCCAATATATTTAATACATCTAATGCCAGAGGCTTGTCATGATGATTAAATGAATCACCTAGAATCACTGAACCCTTACGTTTGGTTAAGTAAGGTTCATCAGTATTCTTTAAGATAAGTCTTGGTCTACACACCATAGGCGGTAGATATTCTTTGGACTTGATGTATTCAATAATCTCATCCTGTAATGAGATTTTAGGAATGATGTATGGATATTCACTATCGTAAATATCAATACATTCAAGGTGCTGTAGTTCATCTAATACAGTACATAGAGCTTGGTTATACTCCATGTCTAGTTGTTGAGCTACAACACCTAGTAGAGATGTAACTAACACAGACGGATAGTCTATTGTTAGTAACAAAATATTGGTTACATACAACTCATACCTGTCTTGAGGTATGAATTGATTAGGGTGATTATCAAAGTAATCCCTTAATGCTAATTGAAGATATTTACGGATATTATGCTTACCGTAAGTATCTTCTATGATCACCTGTTCTAGGCGTTTTATCTCTAGTTGGATTTTATCCATGATTTAGTCCTCTCTACTATCTGTACTAATAAAATAAAAGCCCTACAGCATTAGCTATAGGGCTTCTTGTTAAATAAGACCTAACTCATTCATTAGGTCGACTTTGGTATTATCAGGGGTATTATCCCTGATACTAATACCGCAACGAATTTCAGAAATTCGGTTCGGCTCTTCTTGAGCCAAATCGAGCAATGCCTGCATATACTTCGTGGGCTTTTCACCCTCGAAAACGAGGATTGCCCCGATTTGGCTAATTGGTTCACCTGATTTATTTAATAAATGGACATTTACAAATTTGCTCACTTTACGTGAGCTGTTGTTTGCTTGAGTTGAAGTTTCTTTAATGATAGCCATGATATTTCTCCTAGTAGCTAAATTAATTAATAAGACTTGACAACACATGTTGCCAAAAGATACGACAGTATCCCTACACCAGACCATAAGTAATACCTATGGTTTACTATGGAATACTATCTGCTCTATCTGTGTAAGATAGGGAAAGGCATAACACCTATACTTGATGTACAGATGTTATGCCTTTCCCAGCCACCTACTCTTCGTCATAGAACGAAGGGTAAACGGCTTTATATGTACCGTCGGGGCATTTTTCAACGTCCTGACTCCAGTACCCGCCCTGACTCCAACAGTCAGAGCAGAAATCGCCTAATGTATGCCCACAATCACATGGTTGTGGGATAGATATTTTTTCAATAGTAGCCATAAGGCCTCCATATAAAAATTAAAGATAAAATAAAAATACCAACAGCATCGCCAGATGCCATTGGTCCATGTACACAGTACATGGCTACAGTTTTGTAACCATGTACCGCTCGAATCGCGGATTGCAGGCGAGGTATTCCTCACCTTCTAGCTCCATGCCCCTTTGATATGGGGCTACGTCTAGCGCTAAGTTAAAATACTTAGCCTTTTTACACACTTCCGCCACTAAATGCAGCGGAAGTGTTCCATAGACCTCATCACCTTCCTTGATGAGGCCTAGTAGCTCACTATCCATGTGAGCTACTACGTGGACGTCGCCCAATAAAGGCAACGCCCACTTGATTGCACCTTGATGGCGCGATACAAAATACTTCATAGAAGTACTCCTCTTGCTGATTAATAATTAGCTATACCTAAATGGCATAGCTTCCTAAACCTGTTGTCAAACAGGTGTAAAGCAGAGGTGGGTGTTAATGCTTAGGGTAGATTAAGGAATATAATAATCAATAACTTAGCTTACTTTTACTTATGTAAATCAATGACTTATGTCACTTTTACCTATATTTTTACCTATATAATTAGCATACTTTTACCTGTGTAAAACATAATAATTTATACATATAGAGCATAATAATTTATATATATATAAAACAATAACTTATACACAGTAACTTACACACAATAGCCTATACCACAAAACACAGTAATTTATACGCCCTTCTTCCTCTTCTTGATTGTTCTATCTTCCCTGTGTCTTGTGTACGTCTCGCTACTTGTGTATGCCTCGCTATATGCTCGGCTGCATGAATAGCGATATAAGAGCTTATTAGAGGTAAATAAGGTGATTGTATAGGGTGATAAGAGAAATACGCTTAGAATGGCTCACAGGAGCTTATAAGAGTATTTAGAGGTAATATCTTCTTGTGTGTGTATGGGATAAAAAAAAAGAGCCCCTATTTAAGGAGCTCTTTACGTATATCTTCGGAATCAGAATCATCTGACTCCGTGAGTTCTTTAGACGCTTTTTTCATCGCCTCGCTTAGGAAGAACGCTGATGTTAGAAGGTTGAACAGCGTCTCCCAAAATAGGTTCCAGCACTTACGCATGGTTATTCCTCTTTAATTATTTAAGGCATTATTGCCAACGCCTGCGCCAGCAGGTTTGGATTAAAGGCATAAGGTGATTTGTAAACCGAGTAGGGGGGGATATTCGGTTTCAGTCTGTTTAGACTGTGTATACTACCATCATACTAATTTTTTATTTTTGATAAAAAAGTTGAGGACTATTACAAAAAGAGAGCACTTCTTTTCTCTTATAATACTTAAGGGGAAAAACCACATCAATTTTTAGTAAGTTATTGAAATATATAATATTAGTACTTTTTACTATGTCCCAAATCGTATCTATCTAGATATGAAATGGGTGACAACATACCTAATTAGATATAGAATAGGACATGTAATGTTTACCTAGATATGGTTTGGGAGCTTATCATGACAAAACCTTTAAAAATAATCACAGCAGTAAAAGCAGATACACAAGACAACACTAAACACACTAACGTATATACCACTGTTAAAGATAAGATGGCTTTATTACAAGCAGTAGGTGAGAGAGCTACACTACTTTATTTACTCTACTTGGATTCATGTCATATAGAGGACTGTACGTTCGATGACAGCTATTTTGCTAATATCCTAGGGGTAAGTACCCAGACAGTGCAGAAAGAGCGCCTACGGCTTGAAAAAGCAGGTTATTTCTATAAAGTACAGATGAAGTCTAATAAAGGCGTTAAGTTTATATACTTCTTCATTGGTTTAGACTCTGTAAGGGCAATTAAGAACCTTGAAAGAGAATATGGCGCTGATGAGGGATTATTGGAGGCTATACGTAAAGCAGGGTAATAAAAAACCCGCTTATAAGGAAAATACTATAAAACCTATAAGCGGGACAACAGGAGCTTTTGCAGAAAAGGAGCTTTTGCAAAAAAAGCAAAATGATAATATCAATGAATAATAAACCAGTCAATAGGTGTTCACATGAGTAATGATGTAACAATTAATAAGCCAGTAATAACTGAAGCAGAGCTGAAGGAAGTAGTACCTAAGTCGGTACGTAAAGCAGTTACGCCACAGATGGTAGCTACTTTAAATAGTTTGGTTATGGATGATGAATTTAGAGAGGCTTACCGAGATAACTTAATTACATATAGTACAGTGTTAAGGGACGGTAAGTTTAAGATGGAAAACTACCTGGATGCTGTTAGGTATGTAACCAATAAGCTGTTAGGTAACTCTAATTTACAAGCATATATTAAGACATTCCCTGATAGATACAATAAGCTGGTAGCTGATGGTAGAACACCTAAGGAAATATCCTCTTATGTGTCTATGTATAACAATAATAAGCTGGTTACGCAGATATTAGAGCAGACGTTAGTACCTGTACATATTATGAATGCTGATATTTACCAAAAAGCAATCAATGTACAGGCAGATTTGATGATGAATGCGAAGAGTGAGAAAGTAAGAAGTGATGCAGCTAATAGCTTATTGACTCATTTGAAGCGCCCAGAGACACAGAAATTAGAAATAGATATGAGCATTAAAGAGGATGGTACTATTGATGAGCTACGTAAGACGACTATGGAATTGGTAGCACAACAAAAAGCTATGATACAAAGCCAATACAGTTCTGTTAAAGAGATAGCAGAAAGTCGTATCATAGATATAACGCCTGACAGAGAGGATTAATCTATGCAACAACTTGATGTAAATACAGGACTTACGCCTACTGCTAAATCAGTAGAAGAATGGCTTAATGAAGTAAATTATGCCCCAGATCCAAGCTATATCCCTAGTGATTTTGCTTTAGAGTTCCTGGCTTTCATTAAGCTGGTTAATGGGGCAGAAGGAGAAGAGAATAAATCACCTGTTATCCATTGTAAGATATTGGATAGTTTCGTAGATGAGAACCCTTATGTAGCTAATATGTGTAGCCGTGGTATGGCTAAGACTACATTAACAGAGTATTTGTTCCTGTATTTAGGCGTATATGGCCATATACCTGGTTTTGGTGATGTTCCCTTGGCTATGTATGTTTCTGACAGTATAGATAACGGTGTTAAGAACATGCGTAAGAACTTGGAACATCGCTGGGCTAACTCAGAATTCCTACAGACTTACGTACCTAAGATCAAATTTACAGACACTCGTTGGGAATTTATCAACATAGAGGGGAAACATTTTGTAGTAAAAGGATATGGTGCAAAAGCACTATCACTAGATACTGAACTATTTACACCTTCCGGTAAGACTACTATTAGGGAGTGTCAGGTAGGTGATGAGATTTTCGGTGCAGATGGGAAACTCACACGTATTACAAAGAAAAGCGAAATTTTTCATAAACCAATGTACCGTATTCAATTAGAAGACGGGAGATGCCTAAAAGTAAGTGAAGACCACTTAAATCCTGTAGTGTTGAAGGAAAATCTCCACAACAAAGCTAAGTACTCAGATTATGTTCTCTCTACTTTAGACTTACTGGAACAGCCTTTGTTGTTTTCACGTAAACGTAAACGAAAAGGTAAACCTGATTACATATCAAATGAACGAACTATGTTTGTCCGTAATGTTGAACCAATGATGTACCCAGAGGTTGAGTTACCGATAGATCCATATACGTTGGGTGTAATTCTAGGAGATGGTAGAATACGCAAAGACTGTGGTTCGGTAGAGCTGACTTGCCATTTTGAAGAGTTGCATCACTACCACACACATATTCCTTACGCATTTGGTAGTCTGTATAAAGACCCACGATCAAACGCAGTTACACAGTCTATCCGAGGACTGGGAAAGACGTTGGTAAAACTAGGTTTAAATGTACGTGGGGAATTAAAGTTTATACCTGAAAGCTATTTCTATAGCAGCATTGAACAGCGTTTAGCGTTGGTTCAGGGGCTAATGGACACAGACGGTACTTGCTCTGCAAACGGACGAACCACTTTCACAAGTAGCTCACATCAGTTATGTGACGATTTAGCATGTATTATTCGGTCTTTGGGTGGTACAGCATTTATATCAAAACATTCACATGCAGAAGCATGGTGCGTTGAAATATGGAGCGAGTTTCCTCTTTTTCGTCTACCTCGTAAAGCTCTAAATAATAAACCCAGAACCCGATTAGTGGCTGTAGAGTCCATTACTCCTATTGAACAAGAACCAAGTCAATGTATTGCAGTAGATAACGAAGAAAGACAGTTCATAGCTGATTGTTACTTCCGTACACATAATACAGGTGTTCGTGGTGCTAAAGAAATGGGTCAACGTCCTTATTTAGCTGTACTGGATGACTTGATTAGTGATGAAGATGCACGTTCTGCTACTGTTATTGCAAGTGTTGAGGATACCATCTATAAAGCAATAGATTACGCTCTACACCCACAAAGACATAAGATAATTTGGTCAGGTACTCCGTTTAATGCGAGAGATCCGCTGTATAAAGCGGTTGAATCAGGTGCATGGAAAGTTAATGTATTCCCAGTTTGTGAGGAATTTCCGTGTACTAGAGAAGAATTTAGAGGTGCATGGGAAGATCGCTTTGATTATGGCTATGTTAAAGCCAAGTACGAGAAAGCATTGTTACAAGGCAAGATAGATACATTTAACCAAGAGCTTATGTTACGCATTATGTCTGATGATGACAGATTAATACAAGATAATGACATACGTTGGTTTAGTAGAGACACTGTAATTCGCAATCTACACAACTTTAATGTGTATATTACTACTGACTTTGCAGTCAGTGAGAAGACTAGTGCAGATTACAGTATAGTAGGTGTATGGGCTTACTCTGCAGAAGGTAGCTGGTACTTAATAGATGGTATTTGTGTAAGACAGACACTAGATAAGTCATTAGATGACCTATTTAGACTAGCGCAAATGTATAAACCTATTGGTGTAGGTATCGAAGTTACTGGACAGCAAGGTGGTTTTATACCATTCATTAAAAATATGATGATAGAACGCAATATATTCTTCCCACTAACATCTGAAGGCAACAATAATAATCCTGGTATCCGTCCTAGTACTAATAAATTTACTCGTTTCAGTACTGTAGTTCCGTTATTTAAGGCAGGTAAGATCTATTTCCCTGAAGAAATGAAGGATACTGCCCTTATCAAGGAAGCTATAAATGAGCTTACATTAGCCTCACATGGCGGATTTAAAAGTAAACATGATGACTTTATTGATATAGTATCTATGTTGTCGTTGATGAAGGCATGGAAACCTAGCAATGATGTGCCGTTGGTATATAATGAGGAAAGTAAAATTTGGGAAGTAGACTATGATAATCAGTTAGATGCAGGACTCGATAGCTACTCCAACTACATCGTGTAAGGTAGGTAGATATAATGAAATTGAATGAGCTTTTTGAGTACTTGAGTTATGGGGAATTATCTTCCCTTAGACTGGGTGGTGGTGAGTTAGGTGCTGGCATAGAGTCATCAAACTACCCACAGATAATCACATTAATTAACCTTGGTTTAGTGGCAGTAAATAAGCGAATTCCTTATAAATTCGATTCTGTTGTAGTCCAACAATACTCCCATATCACTCGATATGTACTTAGTTATGACTATGCTATCTCTAATATGGATGCTACTGCTTCTCCTCTGTATATTCTTGACACAGTGAGTCAGCCATTCAAAGAAGACATTAACCAAATATTGTATATTGTTGATGAGAATGGTTGCGATATGCCATTTAACTCAGGCGGTACACCTGATGAGATCAGCTTATTGGATTATCGTACATTATTAGTACAACAGCCTTATGATGATCTAACTATGGTCGTTCATTACAGCGCATTGCCTAACAGAATACCTACCAATGTCGCTGACCCAAGTACAGTTAATGTCGATATACATCCTGCACTTGTAGATGCTTTGATTTTTAATGTAGCTTCACGTATACCTGCTATCAATGGCCTGACTTCAGATAACTCAAGCGTACAAGACAACTACCTAATTAAGTTTGAAAGAGAGTGTGAGGCAGTTAAGAAATCTGGCTTAATTCCTGTACCTTCATTTAAGGCTAACCTATTCAAGGAAAATAACTGGCTATGAGTTGTGATAATAAGACTAACGAAACAATTGGCGCAATTGATAAGTACCTTGGCTCATCATTTGACATCATCCGCCAAATATACCAAGAGCTGCCTCGCTTAAAGTTAATCGCTGAGAACATTGAATTAAATAAAGGCGAGAAAGGGGATACACCTACTGTTACCGATAATGGGGATGGTACATATACTATCACTGGCGGTAATGGCTCTATTACACTTAGAGACGGCACTCCTGGCACTGACGGGAAAAGTCCTACAGTTTCTCTAGATGCTGATGGTAATGTAGTAATCACTGATGCTGAAGGCAATACTGCAGTAATCCAACAAGGTTATGTGCCTGTAAAAGGTGTTGACTATAATGATGGGCTACCAGGTAATATACGGTTCAAAGAATTTCAATACTCTGTTGATGGCGTTACGCAATGGCATGATGTTAAGACTACAGCGGATTATTATGAACGTAGCCGTACAGTAGAGCTTGATTTTGAAGGTAATACTATTACTAATGGGGACTGGTCTGATCCAGTACTTATTCGTGTTGATGGCTACACTCCTATCTATGGTACAGACTATAAAGACGGTGTACACGGTCAATACACTTCATTCGTATTCAGAAATAGCCCTACTAAACCAGGTGTTCCTGTGGGTGGTGAGTATGACGGTGAGAACGAAGTAATACCCGATGGTTGGACTGATGATCCTAGCGCACCAGCTAAAGGCGAGTACGTATGGGTCAGTAAAGCGGTATACAAGTACAACGACATTACTAACACATGGGTTAAAGGCGCTTGGTCAGATCCTACTAAGTTCTCAGGTGATGAGGGATATACTCCACAGAAGTATACGGATTACTTTGATGGTGAGAATGGTAACTACATTAGTTTTGTATTTAAAAACAGTACAGATGAGCCACCTAAACCTGCAGGCGGTACATTTGATGGTGTAAATGAAACTATGCCTCCAGGAGGCTGGACTGATGACCCAGTAGCTCCTGAAACTGGTGAGTACATTTGGGTTTCTAAAAATGCCTATAAACATGACCGAGACACTAATACATGGGTACTAAATGGTGAATGGTCTAGACCAGTAAGACTAAGTGGCTTAGATGGTAAAACACCAGTCAAAGGGCTGGACTATACAGACACAGTAGGTAACTTCGTATCTTTCGTATTCCATAATAGTGCCACTAAACCAGCCAAGCCTGTTGGTGGTTCTTATGATGGTGTGAATGAGACAATGCCTGCAGGCGGATGGACAGATGATCCCGTATCTCCAAATAAAGGTGAATACATTTGGGCTAGTAAAGGCACGTACCACTATGATGGTACTACATGGATTACACCTACTTGGGGAGAGCCATTTAGATTCTCTGGATTAGACGGCTATGATCCCCAGCCTGGTATAGACTACAAAGATGGTCTGGCAGGCATGTATACGTCATTTATATTTACATTGTCTGAAACGCAGCCAGGATTACCTGGCACAGGTAGTTATGATGGCGTTAATGAAGTAATACCAACTGGTTGGACAGACGACCCTGTAACACCTACTCCTGGCAGTAAAGAAGTTATTTGGATGTCTGTAGGACGTTACAAAGAGCTAGATGATGGAAGTTGGTCATTTTTAGGATGGTCTACACCTGCAAGAATGTCAGGGGATCAGCCATATTCGTTGATTCTAACTTCTGATATTAACGTATTTAACATCAATAAAGATGGTGTCCCTGAACCTGCTAATCAGAAAGCTAATCTATCAGCAAAACTAATAAACTTAATTGAAACTGTAACGTGGTCTACCGTTCCTGTAGGAGTGCCGCTAACTACTTCAGGTGATTTTAATGAGAATGCTGTACTAGACGTAAGCGATGTTAGTACAGATACTATTACGATTAGTGCGGAATCAGACGGTATTATTGATACTGTTACCCTAATAAAGGTATACGAAAATTCCTCAGCAGTCGTTGGTTATTTGACTAATGAATCACATAACTTGCCTGCAGATTCATCAGGTAATGTAGATGCTGCTGCCTTAGCGGAAGCTAAAGGTAATTTTATTGTTTACTATGGCTCTACAGATGTCACTGCTGACTGTACTTTTAATGTTAAGCCAGGGACTGAACTTAATGTAGTAGCCCCTACTATCACGTCAGATGGTTCTTATTACATTAATGGTATCACTGATCACTTTGGTGGAGTGGTTTTTGAAGCTACTTATGTCAGCCCATTAGGTAAGACATTCACTATTGAAAAGACTTTTACAGTCACACGAACTAATGACGGTTATACGCCACAATACGGTGTGGACTATTCTGATGGTAAGGACGTAAAACTGCAGTTCTCTTTGGATGGGGTAAGCAATTGGTCGGATACATACACTGCAGGCGATAAGTATTTTAGAACCTCTACCGATGGTGGGGTTACTTGGGGCGATCCTTTATTATTTAAAGGAGAGGATGGTCAAAAAGGCGAGCATACTGAGTTCTGGTTTTTGAGATCTAATACTGAGCCTCCTGTACCTACAGGCAATGATATATCTAACCAAGGCTGGGTTGATACTCCTGGATTAACTACAGGCACAGAACAACTATGGCTAGCTGTTGGTAATTTCGATAGTGATGATAATTTAATAGGCTCGTGGTCTGTATTGATCTTTGGCTCTGACGGTAGAGATGGCGTAGATGGGACTATTTGGCATTATCTGGATTCTGGTGTGCCAGGAGCTGAGTTAGGTAAGATTGGTGACTATGCCCTTGTTGGCGGTAATTTAGTTTATCAAAAAATTGACGCCACTACATGGACATACATTAAAGACCTTAAAGGAGCAGATGGCTTAAATGCACAGTCTATCCGAATAGAAGCAACAGGCCAAGTATTTAAATTAAGTGCAGATGAATCTGTAGCTATACCTGATGACATTACCTTAATCCTACACACACAGAATATTACATTAGGTAGTGAAGTCTGGTACATCAACGGAGTAGCACAAGCAACACCGTTAAGTAATGTATTGACTATAACACCTGATCAAATAGCTGTAGATGGTAGTATTACTGTTACTGCTACTGTAGGTGCTCTTTCTGACAGCGTTACTCTTATTAAGGTAAAAGACGGTAAAACTCCTGTAAAAGGCGTAGACTATACAGATGGCCTAAGCGGAACTTACATAAGTACCGTCTATGCGGAAGGCGCGTCAGCGCCTGAAGCACCAATAGACGGTACTTATGATGGTGTAACAGAAGTATTACCTAAAACCGCGTCTAACAGTACGCCAGGCGCTGTATGGAAAGATGACGCCTTTAAACCAAGCTCAGGTAATTTCCTTTGGGTTTCTAAAAAACGTTACACAGCCTCTATAGCTGTAGACGGTACAAGTGTATATGACAATACAGGCACTTGGACTACGCCAGTAAAACACACCTATATCCCTACCAAAGGCGTTGATTACTACGATGGCGAAGGCGTGTTCATCAGTTATGTATTTAAGAATATCGCCATTAATGGGACTATTGAGTTACCTACAGGTGGCTCTTATGACGGCGCTACTGAAACATTGCCTAGTGGGTGGAAAGATAACCCAGAAACGCCTGCAAGTAATGAGGTTACTTATGTAAGTAAGAGGACATATACCAAAGACAATGGCGGTAATTGGGCAGGAAGTGCCTGGTCAACGCCCAGTAAGTTTGTCTTTGAAGCAAATATGTCAGGCTACTTAACCAATGAGAGTCATACAGTATCTGCAGATAGTGACGGCAGTGTCGTTACATTTGTTGGTTCTGATGGTTATTTCAAAGTATTCCTCGGCCTAGACGATGTCTCTAGTGAGTGTACTTACACGTATTCTGTAGTTAGTGGCAGTATCTCAGTGGGTATTGGGCTAACTGATGGACACTATTCGGTAAGCTCACTAACTAGTGATAATGCTGTTGTTGAGTTCACCGCAACACATACCACAGGTAAGACTATTACCAAACGTTACACCATATCTAAATCGAAAGCAGGTGTTAAAGGGGCAGATGCCACAATAACTGTTAATGACAATGGTGACGGCACATACACTATTACAGACAGTACAGGGGGTACTGTTACAGTATCTGATGGTAAAGACGCCGTCCCTCCTGTAGTGACAGCTAATGGAGACGGTACTTACAGTATAACGGTCAATGGCAATACGGTTACTTGGGCAGATGGCGACACACCCCAGTTAGGCATAGATTTCTTCTATACGGGTCGTTTTTACAGCTCTGTGTACAAAGCCTTTGCTACGCCACCTACGGAAGCAGATTACCCTCAAAATGGCTCATTTGATGGGGCTAATGAGACACCTCCTGATACAGGATGGAGTGACTCACCAGTCTATGAGGCAGGTAAAGTTACTTACATATCAAAAACAGTATATAGCCAGCATCCTAATACTGGTGTATGGTCTAATAATGGTTGGAGCATACCTAAGCCTTACATCGTTAAAGGGGATAAAGGCGAAGATGGTAATGCTGGCCAGTCTGTTTATACTGCTTATATCTTTGGTAGGTTTGCTACTACACCTACTGGAGGGCAATTACCCACAGGCGGTTCTTTCGCTACTCCTATGCCAGATCAAGGAGATTGGTCAGATGGTATACCTAATGGGTCACTTCCTGTGTATATGTCTAAGCGGATATTTACATCGGATGGGCAAAGCCCACAAGAAGCAGCATGGTCTACTCCATCATTACTCGTACAAGAAAGTGAAACAAGTCGGTTTGTATTCAGTATTGATGGTGTAAGTGGGTGGACTACTTCACCTACTGCAGCACACATCTATATGAAGCTACAAACCAGAGAAAATTCTGGTGCTGCTTGGGTAGATGCTGG